TCTATGTAACAGATGCTAAACTTGCAGAGTTAACTGTAACATCAGTAGCAGGAACATCAACTGGAAAAACAAAAATAATCGTTACACCAGCTTTAGCTTCTGGAAACAGCTATAAATATAAAGCAGCAGCTAATCCAACAATGCCAGAATATGATGCTGTTTGTACATCTGGATACACAGCTTGGAATGGAACAGATGAAATCACAGCAACAACTGGACAAAAAATAGTAATTGTTGAAGTTAATTCAGAGAATAAGGCTAAAAAAGCAGGAATAGTAACAATTGCTTCAATGGCCTAAAAATAGGAGGCAATAGAAAATGGACGATAATATAGATAAAATAATAAATGATTTAGGACCTAATTATAGAGGTGACGACGAGGTATTAGAAGAAATATTAGAGGAAGTTAGCTTTATTGCCTCTGATATTTCTAATAGAAAAAAGAATGATACAAAGTTATTTCCATACATAAAAAAAGCTGTAAAAGCAATATATCTTTGTAGAGGTGCAGAAGGATTAACAAGCAGAAATGAAGGTTCTATTTCGACATCATATGAAGATATTATAGAAAAACTAAGAAATGACATTATAAAATCTGGATTAAGGAGGATTAAATAATGTTATTACGAGATTTAACAAAGGTATATATATCAGAATATGAAGAAATAGAAGATCACGGCGAGCCAGACCAAGTATGGAAATATAAAGGCATAGCTTGGTTAAATATGCAACAAGACGTCAACGAGTTAGATAGAAAATCTACTGGTGAAGTTGATTATAGCACTTATAAAGGAAGAACAACAAGTGAATATGACATACAAAAAGGCAATGGAATATCATTTGAAGATATCTCAAAATTAGAGAAGTTTAAACCTCAATATAAAGTAACTGATAAAAATAAAATCGGAAATACTTATTTATATATATGTAAGAAGGTGCAAGAATGATAAGTTTCAATTGTAATATAAAAGTAAAACATAATTTCAAAAATATAGAGGCTATAACTAAGAAATTACCACAGAAAGCAAAAGAAATAACAGAAGATGTATTAAATAACATTAGAGGTTATGCAATAAAGTTAGAAAAAGGACATAATGAGGAAGGTATATTAGTTGAAATGATTGATATATCTACTAAAGAAGTGAAGCGGTCGTATTTTTGCAGATCCTTCTAAATTTATGTCTAATGGAGTCTCATATTTATTTTTTGAATACTTTGGAACTGGTGCCAATGCTGAGATGGAACATGTGGGAAAAACCAAACACTTCATTCAAAGTGGCTATACAGAATGGTTTATTCCTGTAAGTAAAGTCGAAAAAGCATTATCATATCCAGTTGTAAATATTCAAGGAATAGATTTTTATATAGCTCATGGAAGTAAGGCAAATCACTTCATGAGTGATGCTAGTTTCCAAAGTAGAGAAGAAAATGTAGAAGTTGCAAAGAAAAAAATAGAAGAAATGTTGAAAGAGGTGTGTAAATGAAAGATTTAAGTATAAAAGAGTTTAGTGATTTAGTATATGAAAGGCTAGAATCATTAAAATATAAACAAATATTGACAAATCCAATAACTACAAGTAAATTTCCTTGTCTTGAATTACATACACCTTTAAAGTCAGTAAATCTAACAGAAAACGCATTTCCAATTCGTTCTACATTTCAAATATTAATAACTTGTTGGAATGAAAAGCAACGTCAGGCTATGCAAATGACAGATGAAGTTAGTACAAAACTTCAAAAATATAATTTTATAAGGACAAATACCAGTCAAGCAGTATATGATACTATATTGCAAAAATACGGTATAACAATAACATTTGAGGTTCGTTATAATTCAATAACGACCTCTTTTAATTTAAGATAATAAGGAGGAATTAAAAATGGGAGATACACCAGCAACAACAACACCACAAGTTGCAATGAAGGCAGAAGTGTCATATGCAACAACATTAACAGGAGATAAAACTAAAATTGGTTATGTTCAAAAAGTAGGACAATTAAAGACTCTAAAAGAAGGACAAACATATAGTGCATTGGATTTAGACGAAGAAAGAATGGCAAAAGGAAAAAGAAAAGCAGAAGCTGTTGATATTGAAATGTTGTTTATACAAGAAGTACATAAAGCAATGGGAGTTATAGCAGATGCAGATACAGAAATATATTTATTTGTTAAATATCCAGAATCAACAGCATCGGTTGCAAGTAAACCACTTGTACAAACAGTAAAATGCACAATAGATATTGCAGGACAAGAAATGAATGATGGGGATTTCATAAAAGATACTATGAGGGTATTTAAAAATTCAAAAGTAGTAGAAACAGATGGATATCCAATTGAAGGAGATTCAACAAAATTTTAAGAGGAGGCTTTGAGCCTTCTCTCTTTTGCAAAGGAGAGAAAGAATGATAATAGAAACAAAAAACAAAACAATTAATTTAGTACTAAAAACAAGAAAAATAGTAGACATAGCTAATCTACTAAAAAACAAAAATTTTGAAGAAGCTTTTACAAAAGCATATTCAGAACTAGACATGGAAGCATTGTCAAAAATAATATTTAAGTTAGCAGAAGATGAAGATGGAAAAAGTGTATTTGAAACATCTGGTGAAGTATATGATTTTATGGATGAATGCAGAGCAGACGGTATAACAATTAATGATTTATATGGAAAAGTAGCAGAGGCATTGAATGAAGAGGGTTTTTTCAAAAAGAAGATGTCAAAGAAAGAACTAAAAGAAATGACATCAAATCCATTGTCAACAATGAATATGAACGAATTAATTCGAAAGTCAGCAGAAGTAGCTGTAAACAAAATGACGGAACAAATTATATCAGAAATTTAAAAGATATAAATATAAAAATAAAAAACTCAAAAAATGTAGTTGAACTAATAAATGCATTAGAAATGTTTGCATATTATTGGGGAATGAAACCACATGAGTTTTGGAATTGTAGATATTCTGAAATAAAAAATTATTGCCAGGCGAATTTGGCAAAGAAAAATGATGATTTAATAGATGCAATAAATTTACAAGAAGCAGCAACAAACAAACTAATAGCAGGCGATTGCATGAACCAAAATGCAAAAGTAATCCTTATTAGAGATAATTATAAAGAACTTTTTGAGTCACAAGAAGAAGTTCAAACATTAGAAGAACAAAGAATGTTGTTTAAAGGTTAAAAAAATATAAAAAAAATAAATTTTCGACAGTTTTCGACAATGTTTTTAAATAGTTTATAATATAATTTTCACATAAATAAAAAAGGAGGAGATATATATGGCTCATTATCAAACAATGACATCAGATAAAAATAAAGATACAGCATTAATAATGTGCATATTTGGAGGATGGTTTGGTTTACATCAATATTATGTTGGAAATATAGGAAAAGGATTATTATATACATTTACTTTTGGGTTATGTATGATTGGATGGTTCCTAGATACAATAAAGATACTGTTGGGAAGCTTCAGAGACAATGTCGGAGCACCATTAAGAGCAACTAAAAAACAAAATAATTAAGAAACACTTACTTAGGTAGGTGTTTTTTTATGCAAAAATACAGAAAGGAGGAATATCTTATGACGGTGGAAGAAATAGAAATAGTTGTAACTGCAAAAGTTGAGGAAGCATTAAAAGAGTTTCAAAAGTTCTTACCAGCTATAAAACAAGCAATGAAACAATCACAAGAAGCATTTTCAAAAATGGATATGAAAGAATTTTCAAGAAAAGTAAATCAAGCTGGAGTTTTTGTTAAAAAGAAATCACAAGAAATGAGAAAAAGTTTAGAAAACAATAATATAAAAATAAGAGTAAACAATGATGAAGCCAAAAAACAAATAAGTCAAATTCAGAAAGAAATAGATAGTTTACAAAAAAAAATAAGTGAACGAGAATTGAAATTAAATTTAACGAATGGTGCTTTAAATAAAATAGAAGATGAAAAAAGACAAGAAGTAACAAAAAAAATGCCAGATGCAGCACCTAAAAGGATAAATCAATTTACACAGTTAAAATTATATCAAGATCCAAATTTTGTTGGATTAGAAAAACAAAGTGACAAATTAAATAATGAAGTAATTAGATATAACGCTTTATTAGACAGTGCTAAGGTTAAATTAAGAGAAATGAAAGAAAATGCACATTTTTCGAAAATAACAGGATTTGCTGGAAGTGTAAAAGACTTAGATGGTATTGTTTATAAAGTGAAACAAACAAGGCAAGAAATAGAACAAATATCAACTACTCAAAATAGATTGGGTAGTTTTTTTGATGTATTTAAACAAGAAGCAGAACAAATAAAACTTACTATACAGGCTGTAAAGCAAAGTTTTAACAATGTATTTAGCGGCAAAGCTTTTAAGAGTGATGATCAATTTGACTTAGGAAAAAGCGAAAATAAATTAAGATTAATTGATTTAAAAATAGATAAGTTGGAAACTAAAATAAAAAATGCTCAAAAAGGTAAAATTGAATTAAGTGATGAAGATATTGCAAAAGCAGAAGTGGAATTAGATAGATTATATAATCAAAAAGAAAAAATAGAAAAATCGGGTGGAGGAAATTTCTTTTCAAAGCTATTTTTAGAAGCTAAAAAGACTAAACCAGTAATTGAAAAAATATCTGTTCCTTTAGCAAATATAAAAAATCAAGTAAATAAAATGAGCTCAGGACTAAAAAATGGATTTGGGCATGTTATTAAATATGCTACAGCGTTATTTAGTTTGCGTGGAATATATTCTGTGTTAAGTAATTCTGCTCAATCTTGGCTATCAAGTCAAAATGAAGGAGCTAAACAGTTAAATGCTAATATAGAGTATATGAAATATGCTATGGGAAGCGCATTAGCACCAGTTATTCAATTTGTAACAAATTTAGTATATCAGTTAATGAGAGCAATTCAAAGTGTTGCATATGCATTGACAGGAGTAAATATTTTTGCAAAAGCTACAGCTTCATCAATGAAAAGTGCTTCTTCTAGTGCAAAACAAGCAAATAAATCTTTATCAAATGTACATAGTGAAATTAATAATGTCTCTGATAGAAAAAATAGTGGAAGCTCAGGTACTCCAAATATAGATTTGTCAAAAATGGAAAATATGCCTAATTCAATAATTGATGCGATAAAGAACGGCAACTGGTATGAGGTTGGAGAAACAATTGGTCAAAAAATAAATGATGCAATGAATAGTATACCTTGGGATAAAATACAAAGCACAGCAAAAAACATAGGAACAAATATTGCACAATTTTTAAATGGTGGAATAAAAGCAATAAATTGGAGTCAAGTTGGAAATACATTTGCACAAGGAATAAATACAGCAATATATTTTGCTTACAATTTTGTAACAACATTTGATTGGAAACAGTTTGGAAAAGCAATTGGAGATAGTATAAATGGATTTTTTAACAACATAGATTGGGCAACAGCTGGAAAAACTTTAGGAGATGGGATAAAAGGAATATTTGACAGTATAGATACTGCTTTAGAAGAAATAGATTGGCAACAAATTGCTAGAGATGTTGAAGATTTCATCAAAAATATAGATTGGAGTGGAATTGTACAAGCGTTTTTTAGAGGTCTTGGTGCTGCTTTTGGAGGTTTTTCACTTTTTTTAGGAACACTAATAAGTGATGCTTTTAATGGTATTGGAGATTATTTCAATGATAAAATAGAAGAGTGTGGAGGAGATATTACAAGAGGAATATTTAATGGAATTGTAGATGCGATAGCAGGAATAGGGCAATGGATTAATGATAATATATTTGAACCATTTATAAATGGATTCAAAAATGCATTTGGAATACATTCACCATCAACAGTCATGGAAGAACAGGGGCACTTTATTATAGAAGGCTTAAAAAATGGCTTAACAGGTATTTGGAAAAATGTTGCTAGAATATTTGAAGAATTTTGCAAAAACGTAAAAACTAAGTTTAAAGAAATAAAAGAAAATATATTTGATACTTGGGAAAATGTGAAAAGTAAAACGAATGAAAAGTGGGAAGAAATAAAAGGAAATGTTACAAATACTTGGAATAACATAAATGAAAAGGCCAAAGAAAAATTTGATACCATTAAAAATAAGGTAACAGAAACATGGAATAACATTAAAAACGATCCAAGCAAAGCAGGAATGGCAACAGTGATATTTAATACTTTTTCAAATATAAAGGAAAAAGCTAGAGAACAATTTGATGATATTAAAACAAAAATAACAGATAGCTGGAATGATATTAAAACTGATAAAAACTTGTCAAGTATGTCTGATTCAATTAAAAATACTTTTAGTAACTTGGGAAAAAACGCATCAGCTTGGGGAAAAGACCTGGCAGATAATATGGCCTCTGGAATAAAAAATAACATTCATAAAGTGACAAGTGCAGTAAGTTCAGTTGCAAATAAAATAAAAGACTATTTACACTTTACAGAGCCCGATGTTGGACCGTTAAGCAATTTCCATACATACATGCCAGATATGATTGACTTGATGGTTAAAGGAATAAAAGATAATACTAGCAAAGTAAAAAATGAAATAGAAAATTTAGCAGGTACAATGTCTTATACAATAAATACGGAGCCTTTAACCCAAATAGATACAACTACATCTCGAATCAAGCCGGTAAATGTACAATCTTCAAGTTTAGCAGAAAGATTTGAAGATGCTTTGACAGGTTTTAATTTTTCAAACAATACTGATAGACCAATATATCTAACAGTAAATGTAGGAGATAAAAAATTAGGACAAATATTGTTAGATGACTTAAGAGATAAAACAAGAAGAACAGGCAAAGATATAGAAGCTTTAATAGGAGGATAAAATTATGATATGGAGAGAACATGGAAAGACAGAAAATCTGCCAACACCAAGTACATATAGTGCAGATATAGAAGATACCGATAAAGATAGTTATACATCAAATGATGATGGTTCTTTAATTGATAATCCCATTGCAGTAGGAATGTTAAAGCTTTCTATGTCATGGGATTTTAATACAGAGGAAGAAGCCGAAGAATTATGTCAAAAGACATTTAAAAATCCATTTATACTAGATGTCAAAGTTCCAGTTGTAAAGGGTGGTTTTCTAGAGAATGCACAATTCAGAGTTTCAAAAAGAAAAGTTGAAATGATAAAAACAGAAAAAGGAACGGCAACAGAAAAAACAAAATGGAAAACATCATTTAATTTAATGCAAAAAGAATTAACAGATGCCCAAAAACAAATTGTCTTGGAGGTAAATGATGTATAAGGGATTAACAGACAAAGCAATAAAAACAATATATAAAAGCAACGCACTAACAGTTACTAATATTTATATAGATGATGTATTATTAAATCCAAAATATTTGCTAGATTTTAAACATGGTGGAGAATTGTTTGATGAAAAATTAGAACTAGGAAGTGTTCCGAGTCAATACATAGAGATGAAAATACATAAAAGTTCTGGAATAACAAGTGCTAAGACAATACGAATAGAATACGGAGTTTTAGTAAATCATGCTATAACAGTTGCAGAGTTAAATAAAATGCTAGTATGCGATCTAAATAAATTACAAGTAAAAAGTTTAGCAAAACATGATGATAGTTTTGAGATGATGCCAATACGGAATTTATAATGTAGATGACTATAACGGTGAAGACAATAATGTAATAAACATAAAAGCAGCAGATAATATTATAAAATTAGATGCAGATGATGGATATTATGATGCTAGTGAATTGATAAAAGATAAAGGCTATGCAACTCTTAGTGAAATAGCAGCAAATATATGTGAAAAAAAGGGGCTTGAATTAGAAACAAGCTCTTTTCTTAATTCAGACAAAAAAATATATACTTATGATAACCAAATAAAAGCAAGAGAATATATGAGTTATATAGCAGAAAAAGCTGGAGGAATTTGTTGTGCTGGAAGAACTGGTAAAATTCAAATAAAAAAGCTTGGAGAAGATGCAGAAACAATTCCTCAAAGACTTTTTAAAACTTATAAATGGGGAGAAGAACATCAAATATCAAGAGTTGCATATGAAAATGGAACTGAAACATTTAAGGTCGGAGATGAAACAAAAGATACTCTTTGGATCAGGCAAGAAAATTTATTTATTAGTGAACAAGATGATATTCAAAAAATATATGATGCTATGAAAGAGTTAGTTTTTTATAGTTTTGAAGGAACTACAATAATAAACCCAGCTATTGATATTGGAGATATGATTAATATTGATGGAAAAAAGGTAATTTATCAAGGCGAAATGACATTAAATAAGCGATTTATAGCAGATATAAAAAGCAAAATAGCAATAAAACAAAAACAAGAAACAACAACAAGAAAACAAAATCAGAAACTTATAAATAGAAAAATTCAAAGTCAAATAGATAAAGAAAACTTAAAATTAACTCAGTTAGCACAAGAAACAACAGAAAACTCTCAAAAAATAACAGAGCATACACAAACTTTAGACAGTATAAGTAATAAAGTGCAAAGCAATGAAACTAATATAAATAATAATTATCAAGATGTGATTGGAAAAATAAATGATTGTGCGCAAAAATCAGATGTTGAAACAATATCAAAATCGGTCGAAACAATACAAACGGATACCAATTATGCAATAGATATATCTAAAGAAATTCAACAAAACGGTGTAACGAAAATCAAGACTTCGACAGGCTATACTTTTGATGAAGATGGTCTAACAATAGAAAAAACAAATGCAAAAACTAAATCAAAATTAAATGAGGCTGGACTTGAAATAAATGATGCAACAGGAAGTAGTGAAGAAAGTTTATTATTTGCAGGATATGATGAGAAAACAGGAGAAACAATTGTAAAATCTAAAAATATGACAGTTAAAAAATATCTAGTTGTAGGAAAGCATACAAGATTTGAAGATTATAATGATGAAAATGGAGAAGCATGGACAGGTACTTTTTGGCTAGAATAGGAGGAAAAAATGGGAAATATGAGTGGCAGCTATGGTGAACATTACACACTATGGCAATCTATAACGGTAAATTCACAAAATATAGCAGAAAATTATTCAAATGTTACAGTAAAAATGTATTTAACATTTGATGGAAGTTCATATTATGCTTTTACAAACAGTGAAACTTATGGAACAATGTCAATAGATGGATATCCAGCTATGACTTATGGTATTTCTAATCTAGCATTTAGTTCAGGACAAGCAAAAACAATTACGTTGGCAACTTGGAATGGAAATATAGGACACAGCGCAGATGGAACAAAAAAATTAGTCGTTACAGGAACGTGGGACACTGATACTTCAAGAATTGGAAGTGGTAGTTGTAGTACTTCTTCAATTTTGGCAACAATTCCGCGTACAAGTTCAATAAGTTGTAGCAGTGGAAATATCGGTTCAAATACAACTATTGTAATTAATAGAGCAAGTGCATCTTTTACACATACGTTAACATATCAGTTTGGAACATTAAGTGGCACAATAGCAACAAAAACATCTGCAACAAGTGTTAATTTTGCATTGTCAAATGATTTTTATAAAATGATACCTAACAGTAAAAGTGGAACAGGTACAATATCTTGCACTACATATAGTGGAAACACTGTAATAGGCTCTTCGTCAACATCATTTGTTGCAAATGCAGTAGAAAGTGTATCTAAGCCAACCCTTACAACAACTTTAACAGATACTAATTCAAAAACAATAGCATTGACGGGAAACAATAAAATAATGGTTTTAAATGCTTCTATAGGAAGTTTAGTAATATCAACAACTTTACAAAAAAATGCGGGAAGTATAAAAAGTGTAACAGTAAATGGAACAAATGTAGGAACTGGAGCAAGTATAACAAAAACGTATTCACCAGTTAAAACAAGTACATTTACAATAGTTGTAACAGACAGTAGAGGATATTCAACAACAGTTAAGTTATCACCTACAGTAAAAAACTATATTGTTCCAACTGTAAACGCAACGTTTTCAAGACCTTCGCCAACGACAGGACAAATTAATCTTAAATATTCAGGAAATTGGTTCAATGGTTCGTTTGGAAGTGTAACAAACACATTAACAGTAAGTTATAAGTGGAAATTAAGTACAGATAGTTCTTATACAGAAGGAACAACAACAATAACTCCAACTAATAGTGGCAATGCCTATTCAAGATCTTCTATAAGTTTAGGAACAAGTTTTACTTATACTAATTCTTATGACTTTGTATTAACAATATCAGATAAAATCAATACAATAACTTATTCTCAAAGAGTTTCGCAAGGATTGCCAATCATTCAGTGGAACAAGGATAAATTTAAAGTAAATGGAAAAGCATATATAAATTCACGACTTGTTAAAGCGTATATGGGTGTTGCTGTTGATTTTGATACAGCCTTAACAACAGGAATTTATCAAGTAAATTCAAGTACTAAAAATCCACCATACGCAAATCCGTACGGATTTTTAAGTACACAAGTTATGAATGGAGATACATGGAATCAACAAAGCAATTGGATATGGCAAGTTTTTTATAGTACAGCTACAAGTAGAATTTATAGTCGAAGAGCAGTTAACGGTGGTAATTGGTCAAAGTGGGCAAATATACTTGAAGTTACAACATTATATGATAATTCGTCAGGAACAACAGGAACAATAACTCTAAATGAAACAGCAGCTAATTTTACATATTTAGAGATATTTTATTTTTATCCACATTGGAATGGAACTCTGTATGGTTCAACAAAGATATATTCACCTAACGGAAAACTTTCAACGTTAGGAACGGATTTACAATATAATGATAATGGTACTATGTTCTTGAAATGGTTGAGAATTTTAATAAGTGGAACCGCATTAAACGTAAAAGCGGCAGGAAGTGCTTATTATGGTTCTACTTCAGGAACTGATACAGCAAACGGATTAAAAATATATAGAGTTGTAGGCTATAGATAGGAGGAAAAAATGGCACTAAAAAAGCAAGTAGAATTATATAATGGAATAATTACAAATTATCATAGAATAGTAAGCATAAACAAAATAACAAACAACTGTAATATTATAGAAGTTGCTTCTTATATATCCGAACAGCAAAGAGAAAAAGAAAAAGAATATTACAATAGCACAAATGAAAATAAAAGTATGAATATATTTATAGAAACAAGTTTTGTGCAAAAAGAATATTCGGAAAATGAAACTATAGAAGAATGCTATAAGTATTTAAAAACATTAGAACAATTTAAAGAAGCAAGAGATGTTTAGGAGGGTATATATGTCAGTAAAAAAGATAGAAAATTTTAATATACATGAACAGCCAGAAAGTAATACAGATTCATTTGGTGTAGAATCATATTTAAATGAAAATTTCGAAAAAACAAAAGAGACAATAAACAATAATGCGGAAGAGTTAGAACGACTACAAGTTGAAAATAAACAACTCAAAGATCAAATACCATCACGGAATTATAAGCGGAAATAACATATATATTGAAAACAGTGGAACTCTTGACTTTGCCTGGAAAATTAGAGGTGGACATATGCAAGCAACAAGAGACGGCAGACAGCTATTTAATAACACATTAAAAGGCTATGGACATTATGGAGCGGTTGCAAAAACTATCCTTACAGGTGTGAGATTATCTGTTGGTACAGATGCAACTGTTTCCGACCATATTTTCGGTTTATATGCAACAATAAATTTATCAAATTTTGTAGGGAAAACAGTACGAATGAAAGCAATGTTTAAATCTAACTCAAATTTAAAGGGTAGATATTCAATAGGGTTATGCGACAGTAATGGAACGAATAGATTGGCAAAAGACAGTACAAACATTAGCGAAAAAGAAATATCATTTGTTATACCAAGCTTAGAAACAGGACAAGAATTTTTAGGAGTATGGTTTTATGCTAATTCTGAAGGAACGGGAGTTGCTGGTGATTATGTGGATTACACAGATGTAATAATAACAATAGATAATGAGAACATGACTTACGAGCCATACACAGGAGGGATACCATCACCTAATCCAGATTATCCTAGTGAAATTGAAACAGTCGGAAGTAATGCGAATTTGTTTGATGGCGAATTAGAATTTGGGTCATTAGCGAATAACACTGGACAAAATTATGCTAATGCAAAAAATACACGTTCAAAAAATTATATTGCTGTTGAAGAAAACGCCACATATGTACTTTCAGATAATATAAAAGGTTCTTTCATAGTACACGCTTATGATGAAAACAAAAATTGGCTATCAATGATAGGGGCACAAAATTATACAGGACAATATATATTTGTTACTCCTCCTCAAACATCTTATATAAGATTTAGAACAAATGAAACTGATTTAAATGCAAAGATAAAATTAGAAAAAGGTTCAATAGCAACACCTTATTCTCCTCCTGGAATGGGTAGTGTAGAAATAAATACAATAACTAAGAATTTTATAAATATGCAAAAGAAGACAACGAATTGGAATGGTGCAAGTGTAACTGTTGAAAATAATAAGATAACATTTTCTGGTGCGAGTGATGGAAGTTTAGGATTAAATTTTTCATCATACGAATCAAAAATAAGAATATCAAAAGGAAATAAAGTTGCATATTCATCAAGATATGTTTTAGGAAGTTATACAGTTGGAAATACTTATTATAATTTAAAATTAATATATCAAGATGGAACATTTACAACAATAAATATGAATAGAAGTATTAGCACATATAAAAATGATATTTCAAATACAATTACACTAAAAAAAGACGTTGTTGCTTATCAAATAAATGGAGCTGGATATGCGATGAGTGGACTAACAAATGAGTTAGTATATGAATTTCAATTAGAAATTGGTGATACAGCAAGTAATATAGTCGAACAAAGCTCTCAAACAGCAATAATGCCAATTCAACAAGAAATGCTTGATGGAGATTATACTGCAGATGTAGAGCATCACGAGTGGGGAAAAGCAATTTTAAGTGGAAATGAGGATGTTATCATAGATGGAACGTATTCAGGAATTACACAATTTAAGATTGCAATATTAAATGTAAAGAAACAATCAAATCCTTCAGAGATATGTGTATTATCAAATTATTTTTTAGGAGTGGAGTGGAACAACTCATGGACAAAAAATAATAGCATTGTGAATAGAAGTGATAATTCAGTAAGAGTTATGACAAGCAAATATACGACTATAGACGGATTTAAAGCTTTGCTAAAATCAAAATATGATGAAGGAAACCCAGTAGTAATTTATTATAAATTGGAAAAAACAATTAACTTAGAACTAACAGAAGAGCAAAAAACAGTAAGAGATACTAAGTTATATACATATAAAAACATAACAAATATAAATGTAAGCGATGAATTAGCAAGTGTAGAAGTAGAGTACAAGAAAGACCAGGACACAATAAATAAAAATTATGAGAACAGATTAGCAGCTTTAGAGGCTGCTAGTATTAGTTAGGAGGAAACTATGTTTGAAATAATAAAAAGTGTAATTAGTAAAAAAGATTACAAATTAGAAGATATGCTTTATAAAATAGCAAAAATGTATATCGAAGGAAGAATAACAGAAGCAGAAAAGAGCGAGTTAGACAATCTAGCTCGTTCAAATGCTAGAGCAGAAAACAGTTATGACATGCAAAAACAATTAGATAATCTAGAAGCAAGAGTAAAAGCATTAGAAGAGAAAAGCACAACAGAAGAGCCATCAGAGCCTGCTGAGAAATATCCAGAGTATGTGCAACCAACCCGGAGCACATGATGCATACAAAGTTGGAGATAAAGTAACATTCAACGGAAAAAAATACATATGTAAGATGGATAATTGTGTGTGGAGTCCTGATACTTATCCTGCAGCATGGGAAGAAAGCGAGGAATAGTATGAGTGAGACAATTCTCGTAGCAATTATAACAGGAGGGCTATCTCTAGTAGGGGTAGTCTTTTCAAATATGTCTAGTAATAAAAGAATAGAAAATGCATTAACAACTCAACAAGCAGTAACAGACACTAAATTAGAAGAATTAACAAGAGAAGTAAGAGCACACAATAATTTTGCACAAAGAGTGCCGGTTTTAGAAGAGCAAATGAAAGTTGCAAATCATAGAATAGAAGATTTGGAAAGGAAGTAATAGTTATGAAACAAGCATGGGAAGATTTAAAAAGTTTTGTAACAATAGCAATGATATTATTATTGTTTGTTATTGTAATAGCAAATTTATTTGGAGCAGTATTAAGTGAAACAATACTAGTATTAGTAACAAATTTAGTAACAGCTGTATTTACATATTATTTCAGCAAAGGAAAGACAGATAAAACAGAAGTAGACAAGGAGGAATAGAAAATGGGAAGTAAAGAATTTATAGAAAAATGTAAAGAAATTGTAAAGCAATATGCACTTGAACATTTAGATAAAAGTGATAATATACCGGAGTTTGAAGTTTTTGATGTGTGGTATTGCAAAACATTACAAAATCATAAAGCATTATTAAGCACAACATTATTTGACGGAATGTATTATGAATGTACATTTAACGGAGATAAGAAAGAATTATATTTTGATGCTTATAAAAAATTTGAAAATAAATGTATAAAAATCGAGGAGGAATAAACTCATGGAAGATAATGTACAAATAGAAACAGTAGAGTTTAAAGAAGAACTATATCAAAAGAATATAGCAGAAAATGATTTTTCTAATTCAGAAACAGATGGAATAGGAGATGATGACAATGCAAATAACTAAGATGCTAGTGCCAGAGAGCAAATACAATATAAAATGTCCTCATGAAATGACACCAGAGTTTATAGTAATACATAATACAGCAAATGATGCATCTGCAATGGCAGAAATATCATATATGATTGGAAACAACAATAAAGTATCATTCCACTGTGCAATAGATAATACTAGAATTGTACAAGGTGTGCCATTTGATAGAAACACTTGGAATGCAGGAGATGGAGGAAATGGCAACGGCAATAGAAAAGGAATATCTCTTGAAATCTGTTATTCTAAATCTGGAGGAGAAGACTTTGAAGAAGCAGAAAGATTAGCTGCAGAATATACAGCATATCTATTAAAACAATATGGTTGGGGAATAGATAAAGTAAAGAAACATCAAGATTTTGCAAATAAATATTGTCCACACCGTACGCTAGACATGGGATGGCAAAGATTTTTAGACATGGTTAGTTCTTATTTAGAAGATAAACCAGCAAGTAATGAAAATATAGAAAGTGGGAGTGATGAACCAGTGAAAACATATCAAAATGGAAGTACAACAGAAGTTGTATATGCAGATACAGCTTGTACAAAAAGAATAGGAAGTTTGGATCCACGAGAAAGATGTGATTGTTTTGGAATATTTAACAATAGAGCAATGGTTAGATATAATGTAAACGGAACAAACAATTTCAAAATTGGATTCTGCAAATGGCTTGGAGGAGTAAAATAATATAAAAAGATTAGAGGCAAGTTGAAATTAATCAACTTGCCTCTTTTTTGCATTTTATAGATAAATTTGAGATATAAAACTATATTAATGAAAAAATAAAAAGCCTTTAAAACGATTCTGAAAAGCCGATTTTTAAGCATTTTTTGTCGAAAAAATATTATATTGAAATGTCAAACTTCGACAAACATTGCAAATTAAATATGCTATAATAAGAGCATAAGAAAAGATGTCTGGACAAAAGGGAAGTCTTTGCACTTCTCTTTTTTATTAGAAAATATTACATTTCCACCATAGTGGATAAAATGTATGCTATAAGAGAAAGTAGAGCATACTAAAGCAAAAGGTGGAAAAATGAGAATAGAAATATTATTGAAAGAGATCAGAGTTAAAAAGCGGATATAGTCTAGAAAAATTGTCAAAAGCAACAGGCATATCTAGCTCACATTTGAATTATATAGAACGAAATGAAAAAGAACCGTCTTTAAGTAATGCAATAATAATAGCACAAGCATTAAATGTAGATATAAAAGAATTATATAGAATAGTACCTTAAAAGTACTATTTTATTTTTTTCGTATATGAAATTGGTACTTTCGTAAAATATCCACCATAGTGGATGAGATTAAATATATTTATACTGCAGAAAAGAAAAAGGAGAGGTAGTATGGATGTAGTAGAAAATGAAATAATTAAAGAACTAAATTATATTGATGAGAAAAAGTATCAACAGTTTAAGAAAAAAATGGGGAAAAAGGGGGATTATTTTAGTTTTAAAGAACTTGAAATATTACAAAAAATGTAAATGTTTTTTAGCGTAATTTTAGCGTAAATTAATACAAAAAACTTACTATAAAATGATAATATATGCTAGTCAATGTTGTGTGATGAAATGCTAGAGTATCAAGCAATACAGACACTTTTATATATGTCCCCAATATTGCTTAGATACTCCTTCCGACCTGGTGGCCCGAGTTCGATTCTCGGTACCCGCTCCAATGGAAAATAAAGAGGTACAGCATTTTACTGTATCTCTTTATTTTATGCTTTGGCGTAATTTTAGCGTAAATGATAGTAAAAAATTAAAACAAGTTATCTAATTTTTGACTTGCTTTTTTATCTTCTTCTGAAACTGCATGTAAATAATATGCAGAAGCTGTAGCTGGTAAATGTCCCAATCTATTAGCTATTGTTACAATATCTACACCTTTTGAAGCTAATATACTTCCATTTGTATGTCTTAAATCATGTAAAGTAATGGGTTTTAAATTGTGGCTTTTTATAAATTTTCTCCACATTTTTGTGTAGGTAGTGGGGCAGTAATTAAATACTAGCTCGTTTTGTGGTTGATTATTGTAAATTTCTTTTAACTTATCAACTAATACTTGTGGTATTACAAATTGTCTAGTTCTTTTGTTTTTAGTTTCTTTTAATTTAGTTCCATTTTGTTTTATAATTTTATTTTGAATAATATGCATAATATTATTATCAAAATCAATATCTTGCCATCTAAGTCCTAAAACTTCGCCACGCCTTGCACCAGTATAGAACGAAACATATACCATAGTTTTAAAAGGTTCTTCTTCATTTTGTAAAGCTTCAAATAATAATTTTATTTCTTCATTGTTGTATATTTCTTGCTCTTTTTTTGGCTTATTGTAGTTTTTGGGTATAGTTACATATTTAGCAACATTTTCATGAAGATAATCCCATTGAATTGCTTTCTCTAAAATCGATGAAATTAGTTTTATATAGTTTTTTATTGTCTTAGATGACAAATTATATTCATTCAACAATTTATTGGCAAAATCTTGAACGTGAAGCCTTTTTAGTTTAGACAATTTGTATTTACCAAGTTCAGGTAAGATATATTTATTTAATTGATAGACATAATTTATAACAGTAGTATCAGATAAGTTATTTTTTGCGTATTTATCTATGAACATTTGAGAAAATTCAGTAAAAGTCATAGAATTTTGCCTTGAATAATTACCTTTTTCAACTTCTGCTACAAATAAAGCTAGTTTTCTGTTAGCTTCGCTTGGAGAAGAGGCATTTACGTATTGACTGTATCTTTCATTTTCGTACATATATTCTAATCTCCAACGATTTTTTCCTGTTTCTCTTTTTGTTCCTGCCATATTGAAACCTCCTTATAAAACAAGATAAGTATTGCTACTTATCTTTAGTATTATTTATTAATTTCCATTTTACCTACGTATTTTCCTAAAATCTTAATCGGTGTATTTTTATCATATACTTGTGTTTTAAAACTGTCATCATTTGATTGAGGTTCCAATATAATCATATCACCTTGTCTAGTAAATTTCTTTAACGTAGCATCATATCCATTTACTAAAACTACAGCAATTTCTCCATCGTCGACCATATCTTGTTTATGAATTAATGCAAAAGCACCATTTCTAACAACTTTATTCATACTTTCACCATTTACACGTAAGAAAAAGTGTTCCTCGGGATTTACTATTCCCATTAAATCTGGATCAAGTGGCAATCTTCCTTCGATACATTCTTCAGCCCAATTAGGTTGTCCAGCACTGATTTGACCATAAACAGGGCACATGTAAAATTTTTTATCTGATTCATCTATATTAGAAGTATTATTTCTTGCATCTGATTTGCCTAAAAGATAATCTGTTGAAACTCCAAAATATTCTGATAATTTTAAAATTGTGTCTGGATTCATATCTCTTTTTTCAGTTTCATAGTTAGATATTGTTTGTATAGTAACATTTAAAAATTTGGCAATCTTTTCCAAACTTTCTCCTTTTTCATTTCTTAAAAATCTTAATCTATTCATATAATCATTTCCTTTACATAATACATTTTTATTATACAACAAATTGTTTAACTTGTAAACATATTGTAAATTTTTTTCCTTAGAGCGTCAAGTATTTTAAACAAAATGTAAAAATATTTTTAAAAAAGTATTGACAATCAACAAATTGTTTAATATAATAAGTTCAACAATTTGTTGAGGAGGTGCGAAATGAAAAAAAAGACATTAAAAGATTTAAGAGAAAATAAGAAGTTAACTCAAGAACAGGCATCAAAGATATTGCTTATAACAAAAGAATATTTATCAATGCTTGAAAATGGAAGTAGAAATCCTAGTGACGCTTTGAAAGAAAAAATGGCAAAATTATATGAATGTAGTATTGCAGATATTTTTTTAACAATTAATTCAACAAAACGTTTAGTAAAATAACCACGAACCGATACAAAGAGAGGAGATGAGAGGATGGATGAAAAAATAAAGATTGTTTATGAAAATGAAGAAGAAGGAGCAACAGAAGTATTAAATAAGCTAAAAGCAGAACAAAAGGTTTTAGAACTATTTGAAACAAAAGAAATTGAGAAAATAGAGATTAAGTATAAAAAAAGAGAGCCAGCTTGTACTACAGCTGACCCAAATGTCTAAGTGTTACTTTTTATCCAATCAGAAACTTTTGCAGATAAATTTCTCCAAGCAGATTCTCCTGATAACTGAGCTACAAAAAGTTTATCGTCAGAATCCATATAAGATGAAAGGTTATCTCGAATAGTGGTAGAAGAATCTGAAGAATTTACAATCCAGACAGATTCTAATACATGAGCAAAATAACCGTAATTTCTAATTGCTTCATACAATTTTGAATAATCTTTGTCAGAGATTAAATCGTAACTAATAATAAAAGAAGACATTATATTCACCTCACTTTCGGCAAATTAAAATATTTTTCTCTTAAGTATGAGGTAATTATAACAGGTGGAAATAAAAAAGTAAAGGAGATGAGAAAATGCAATGGTTAACATTAGAAGAAACAAAACAACGTTTTAGAGTAAAAGATAATAGAACAATAATAAATTTTACAAAGCAAGGTTTAAAATTCATAAAATTAGGAACACAGTACAGATTTGACTTAAAGGATATAGAAGAATTTGAGCAAAAATTAAAAAAAGAACAGCAAGAAAAAATAATTGAAATCTATCCAATTAAAACAAAAAGAAAATGTCATACGGTAGATATCGACTATGAAAAAAGAAAAATAAACTTAACTCAAAATAGAGTAGTAATTTAAGGAGGAAAAACAAATGAAAAACATTATTAAAGGATTGATATTTTGGATAATAGCATTAGTATTTATATTTGTAGTGTTTACAATAGCAGAAGCTTTATCAAAAATAGTAACAATCAACGTAATTATGAATTTAGTTTATGTATTGCTAGCAATTAGCATTGTATACATATTAAAAAATATTTAGAAAGGAAGTGAGAAGAATGTTTAACAGAAAACAAAAAGAAATTGATAGTTTAAATGCAAGATGTGTTGAATTAGCAAGAATGGTAAGAAACTTAAAAAACGAAAATGCAGATTTAAGAAGTGAAATAGACGAAAAAGAAGACACAATCAAACTAGTAAATAAGTTAATGACAAGTAATCAATATGATAATAATCAAGTAATTAGAAATAAAATAATAGAGCTAACAAGCGACTACCAATCAATTTGTTAACTCCTCAAAAATATTTATATAAATACTCTCTTTGAATATTATAACACATTTTTTCAAAGAGAGCAAGGAAAGGAATGGAAAATGGAAAAAACGACAGGAATTTCAAGACATGTTGATGAACTTGGTAGAGTTGTAATACCAAAAGAGCTAAGAAGAAATCTAGGAATTGAAGAAGGAGACTTGATGGAAATTAGCTTAAAAGGACAAGATGTTATTTTAAAAAAGGTAAGCCAAAAATGTTGCACAGCCTGTGGACAAGCAGTGGATTTGAAAGATAGATTTTGCAGAAATTGTGGAAAGGAACAATAAAAATGGATGATGATGGAGACATATTCGCATTAATAAATGAAGAGTGCGAAATAAATGATAAATGGGAGGAAGAAAGATGCAGGAACTAATAGTTGTAAAACAATTACCTCAAATAGAGGAACATTTAAAGGAATTATCAGCAGAAATTGATAAAAAGGTAGAAAATGCAAAGAGTTTAGTTTGCACAGATGAAAATGTAAAAGCAATAAAACAAGTGAGAGCTGATCTAAACAAAGAATTTAAAGAAGTTGAACAACAAAGAAAAGTTGTAAAAGAACAAATATTAGCACCATATATGCAATTTGAAGAAATATATAAAACATACATATCAGATAAATATAAAAGTGCAGATAATGATTTAAAAACAAAAATAGATTTAACGGAAAATGAATTGAAAGCCAAGAAAGAGCAAGAAATAAAAGACTACTTTGAAGAATATAAAACAGTAAATAATATTGATTTTATTACATATGGACAAGCAAGAATAAATGTAACATTATCAGCAAGTATGAAAAGCTTAAAAGAGCAAGCAAAACAATTTATAGACAAAATAGTAGATGATTTAAAGTTAATTGAAACACAAGAACATAAAGCAGAAATACTAGTTGAATACAAACAAATATTAAATGTAAGTAATGCAATAACAAGTGTAACAAACAAATTTAAAGCTATTGAAGAAGAAAAGAAAAAAATAGAACAAGAAAAAGAACTTCAAAAATTTATTTTGGATACTGCAAAAGAGTCAGACAAATATAGTGAACAAACAATATTAAATGCACCAGTAATAGAAGAAAAAGCAGAAGAAATTTTAATTTTAAAATTTACGGTAAGGGGAACAAGAAACCAATTAAGAGAATTAAAACAATTTCTAGTAAATGGAGGTTACGAATATGAATAATGAAAATCAAGATAAGACACAAGATTTAGTAGTTAAATTTGAGGTAGAAGGACAAGAAATAAAATTAAGTAAGAAAATAGTACAAGAATATATAGTTGGAAGTGATGTCCCTATTACAAATCAAGAATTTAAGCTATTTACAGAACTTTGTAAAGTTAGAAAATTAAATCCGTTTTTGAGAGAAGCATATTTAATTAAATATAAGGCAGGAACACCAGCTCAATTAGTCGTTGGAAAAGATGCAATATTAAAAAGAGCTGTTTTAAATCCTAATTATGATGGAATGGAATGTGGAATCATAGTTCAAAAAGATGATGGAACAATAGAAGAAAGACAAGGAACATTTAAATTAGGAAACGAACAACTTGTAGGTGGTTGGGCTAGAGTGTTTAGAAAAGATTGGACGCATCCTACATATTCAAGTGTAAGTTTTAATGAGGTAGCACAGAAAACAGGACAAGGTCAATTAAATTCAAATTGGGGAAATAAAGGAGCTACAATGGTTGAAAAAGTTGCAAAAGTAAGAGCATTAAGAGAAACATTTGTTGAAGATTTAGCAGGAATGTATGAAGCAGAAGAAATGCAACAAGAAATTCCTCAACAAGCACCAATTGAAGTACAAGCAGAAACAGAAGAACAATCAGAAATAACCACAAAAGAGGTATCAATGAATGACATATAAAATTATATCAAGCTGCAGTACAGGAAATGCAACAATAATAAGAGACATAATTTTAATTGATTGTGGAGTTACCTTTAAGAAATTAGAGAAGTATTATAAGAAATTAAAAATAGTACTTCTCACTCACATACATTCAGATCATTTTAAGAAAGAAACAATAAAAAAATTAGCTCAGGAAAGACCCACTTTAAGATTTGCATGTTGTGAATGGTTGCTAAAGCCTCTTTTAGAATGTGGGGTTGAAAGAAAGAACATAGATATACTTGAGATTGGCACGAGATACGATTATAAGCTGTTTAAAATTGTACCAATCAAATTATATCATGACGTACCACAGTGTGGCTATAGGATACTGTTTGACGATTATAAAGTAATATATATGACAGACACAAAAACAGTTGAAGGAATAAGTGCTAAAAATTATGATTTAT